CAGTAATAAAATCTGTCATATACTCTTTAGCCAACTGAATATCCCATTGACTATTTAGTGTCAATTCTCGAAATGCTGGAATATTTGTAGGAATTTACACCACCTCAATTGTGTAGTGTAAAGACTTCTAAATTAGACCAATCAGTTGCTACGATTTTAATACCGTTCCTACAAACAACGCCAAATCCTCTAAAAAAGTATGTGCTATCTGCGGCTACATGAAATTTACATATAGTATTTTCTAATCGTTCAAATTCTAAATCTCCATTTATATTCCCACCCGTAGTGGAATTAGTAAGTTCAATAGTGGTATCATTGGTAATAGAAGCAATTTTTGTATCGGCAGGAATACCTGTTCCTGTAACTAAATCTCCAACCCTTAATAGTGTAGAGTCATCGACTGTAACTGTTGGGTCGTTATTATATGTGGCCGGAAATATTTCCGCTATTGATGTGTTGTCACAAACATAAACAACGGATGCCGTAGCACCGTTAAAAATATTTACCCCCTCAAAACTACCCCCAGTGGAAGCAATTACAGCATTTCTCGTATCGGTTTTTGTTGAATTATTTGGCATAGTATCTCCTCTTATTTATCGTTAAGAAGCATTAGGTATTAAACCTTACTCTTCTTCTATCACGGTTAAACTAAGTAAAGACGCTTTACTGTCAGATAATTTATAAGAAATACCTTGTTCCTTTAACCAAGCCTGTAATTCACGCTTAGTCATAGAAGAGAAATCAAGGACTTCCGTTTCATCGACTTCTTCAATAACGGTTTCTTCAACCGGTGCTGATTCTGCCTCTACGGAGTCCAAGATTTCAAATTTATTCTTAATAAAAAATTCCAACAAACGCTCATCAACCTCATATGTAGCCCCACCTAAGTATTGCACACCAAAGATTGTTTTTGTTCCACCTGTAATATTTTTTACTCTTAACATTTACTCACCTCATAGAAGACCGTATGCTCGTACTCTAAAAGTTCCTAAGTCACCTGTAACAACCGCACCCGTTGAAAGGGTGGATGGTTCAAGAACTAAATATTCACCAATAGTTCCTGCAACAGTAGCATTACTTTGTAAAGCACCGGCGGTTGTAAGTTTGGTATTTAGTTTAACCAAATTATTTTCCTGTGCCATAACTTCAATGTGGCTTAGTCGGGAAAGTCCCAAATCCGAAGCAACAAGAGTAAAGTTATTACCAACAATAGTAATTTCATCGTTAGTAGCATCTGCACCAATATCCGAAGTCACAATAGTATCTGCACCGTCGATACTAATAATAGTAACTTCACCATCATTTCCAACTGTGGCGGAAGAACCAAGAGTAATTGTACTTCCCGGTGTATATGTTGTTGAAGCATTAAGAGCATTTCCACTTGCACGAGTAATCGTGTTTGTAGCGGCTACATAATTTACTGTTGTTGTTACTGATGCTGTTGCACTCTTAGTTACATTAAGGATAAAATCAACATAGTAATAATGTCCTTGAACCTTCGGTGATGTAGAACCATGATGGTCTGCGATTAATGTGATTGCGTTTAATCCCATACTAAATCACCTCATTGAAGGTCAATTAACTTGCCTTGTCCACGCACATAAGTACACATTGTTTCTCCGATTGTTCGATAAAGTCCACGGTGTCCCAACTTTCCATGACCGAAAACTTCCTTAGTGTTCATACCTGCTTCAAAGTATTCAGTAGGCTTCATAGTACACATAAACAAATGGTCGGTGTCAAGAAGTAGAATATCGGAAAGACCGCTTCCACCTGTTGGCATATCCTTACAAGGAATGATAGGAATGTCGTGATAGGTAGCAACCTTAAATCCGACTTCTCTTCCCTTAACTCCCTTAATACCGGAGTGAGAAGGAACAACTTCTGTTCGACCCATGAATCTTTCTTGGGCTTGGAGAAGTTCTCCTAATGCTTGAATGGTGTCATATCCAGTAAGGAAAACCTTTGGTTGTCCACCACGAGCCATCAAGTTTCGCAAAGCAGTATTAAGCATATTAACAGTCAAGTTACGAGCAGTTCCGGAATTTGAATCAACATACGCATCCAAATAAGTAGTATTGGTTGCATGTCGTTCAGTTCCGAAAATCTTCAACTTGTTTGTCAAAGTTCCAAGAGCATTCATTTCAGCATGGGTTGAAATAATTCTATACAAAGATGTAAGTGCTGAATCAGCCTTAGTAGCGTGAGCATCAATACCCACACCGGCAACAGCAGTTAAATCTTGTAGAACCATTCCGTTCATTGCTTCTGCGTGAGAAATACCGACTTCTTCACGGTAAGTAGAGATAATATCTCCAATACCATCATCCATTCCACCAAGAAGTTGAGAAATCTCCGAAAGTTCGAAGGTGTGTGCAATTGTCTTAGGGGAAATACTTAGGTTTGCGAAAGAAGGTGCAATTTCATCAATAGCGGAAATCTGTGCGTTTTCTGCTTGTCCACCCAAAAGGTCTAAATCAGCAAGTTCAAAAGTATCACCGTTTCCACCAATAGAACGACCCTTCAAAACTCTCCAACCACTTGACTTCCACGGTTTCTTAGGAAGCATTGAAAGTGCGTTAATTTCTCGGTTAATCATAGACCAAACTTTTTGTCCATAAACCAAGTTATACAAAGTAGCATCTCC